CATTGGATATTCTTTGATAATCAAATTTCCTGGCAAGTCTGTTGTTGCTTCTCCTACTTTTTCTCTGTTGAATTTTAACTTGTCAACAGGTATGTCTGTAAAATATGCATCATATCGTCTTCCTATGTATCCTTCACCTAATTCTAATGTATAGTGAATAACATTGAAGCCACATTTTACAGCGTGTGCTCCCATTGCAATTAAACTCCATGATTTTCCACCTCCTGGATTGCCAAATATTAAGCCAAAGTCTCCTTCTCCTAATCCACCTTGTAAAATGTCATTAAACTTATTCCATGGTGTAGGAATTGGTGTTCTGTCTTCTTCTCTATATCTAGATTCAGTGTCTTTATTGTATTCATGGCCAATATTTTTGTCTTGTCCAGAACGTAAAGCGCTGTCAACTAATGATCTAATGGAATCATAGTCACCTGCTTTTAATAAGTCAACTGAGTTTAAAAGCGCTTTTTTTAACTGTTGGTTTTTACAAAAGTTAGCAAATTCTTGTTTAACATAAGTTAAGTCACTTTCATCTGATGAACGATATGCTTCCTTTAACTGTTCTTTGATTGACAGTTGAAGTACTTCATTGTCAATTCTCTTCATTTCTACTTTCAAAACATCCATTGTTGGATTGGTGTGATACTTTCCATAGTATTTTAACACCTCATTTATAATCCATTTATGTGCAGTGTTGTTAAAGTACTCTTCTGTTAAAACATCATTAATGTTTTGTAAAAATGGTTTGTCAGTTAATAGTGCTGACAGTACTTTTACTTGGAATGAAATTCCATAAGACTCTATGCTTGTTAATGTCATAACTTTTATTTGTTTTTTGCTTTATTGTATCTATTAATTGGACTCCAAATATCTTTTATCCAGTAGTCCACATTTTTCAATACGTTTCCTAATCCGTCTTTTGTGTAAAACCTAAGAAACGTTTCTATGTTCAATTCATAGGCTGATTCTTTTACATGCTCTAATATATAATCTTTTTCTTGCTCATCCAACATAGGATTACTTAAATCCATAATCTTATAAGCTTTTCTTAAGTTGTCAAAATTTTCTAAAGCTCTACAGTATATAACATGTTCTTTAAATCTTTCAGCACATATATTATAAATATGTTCCATAGATAATTTTTCTAATTCTAACACTTCAGGAAACAGTTTATCAAATTTTCCTTTGCCTAATCCTTTAACTCCACCTACTTTGTCTGAACTGTCTCCCATTAATGTCTTATACAGTAAAAAGTTATGAGGATAAACACCATATTTTTCTTTCACTGATTTAGGATTGACAAATTCTTTTTCTACAGACCTGTACATTGATATGTTTTCATCTACTAGTTGAAGAAAGTCATTGTCAGCTGACACAATGTATGCTTTGTTCTTTTTATCTTTTGTAAGTTCCTTACTCAAAAATGCTATAATGTCATCTGCTTCAACTCCATCTAATGATAAAATTTTAATAGGCAAACATTGTAAATAGTGAATTAAGTGAATGATTTGATCTGTTTTAGACTCATTTTCTTTTTCTTGAGAATCAAAGGACGTTTTATTAACCCGCAACACACTTCTTCCTGATTTATACTCGGGAAGTAAATTCTTCCTGTTTATAGAAGAACCTACTCCGTCGAATACAATGTAAATTGATGTTGGTTTTAACTGTTTAACTAATGAACCTAATGAACGTAAAAAACCACCTAAACCTCCTATGTGAGTACCTTCTGAATTGATGTAGTTTAACACTGCAAAGTTTCTTAAAAAGAGATTTAAACCATCTATAATTAAAATTCTTTCTCCCTCATCTAAAGACGGCATGTCATCCTCCTTAATGTCATTAAGAAGTTTAAGTAATTCATTTTTGTCCATAACTAGTCTTCAGATTCTACAATGTCAGAAACATCTACTTTTTCATTCCACTCACTGTTGTCTTCAACAGTTTTATAATTTCCCTCTCCTAAAATGCTAGCCCATTCATGTGAATGTTCTTTCTTATACTTAGTAATGTCTTTAGGATCGTCTGGAATGAAACCATGTACTGTACTGATTACTGTGTTTTTAGTTGTAATTCCATTAACGTGATTTTTATCACATGCTACTTTTGTTCTTAAAGCAAACTCAACGTCTTTACCATCTTTTTGTGCTTTGATTTTTGATGTTCCACTATTAGTGACATTTCCAAAAGTCAAACACAATGATGTGTCGTAGAAAAATGTATTTCCACCTTTATTAGTCATTCTAGGTTGAGAAAAAACATTTTCTGCTGGTGCCACTCCTGTTTTGTTGATGATTAAGAATGTATTTGTGTACTTACTTTCTTCTTTTCTTGACAAAACAATTCTTTGGTTGATAAAATTTCCAAATTGAGTTGCAATTGCACCTGCATTCCACATTGGATTGTTTTTGCCTTGTTCAATGCTCAATCTACAAGGTATAGAACCTACTGAGTCCCATAAGAACAGTAAATCATATGGTAAGTTTCCTTTATCTTGTTCATTCAACATGTCTAACATAAATTCAGCTACATCTTCAATTGAGTTTAATTTTCCTCTGTCTCTGTAGATGAAAAATCCATCATAGTCCACAACATTTCCTTGTGTATCTTTGATTTCATTCATTTCAAATCCCATCATTTTCCAATGTTCCCAACTATGTTTCATTTCTGTAATCATTAAAACAGGTAATATTCCCATTTTTTGAGCAGATACTACAGTCTCTATAGACGTGGTGGTTTTTCCTGTGTTGCTACCACCACGTACTATGTTGATGTGACCCATAGCTATTCCTGGAATTGACAAAGCATCTTGCATTGCTTTTGAAAATGGAATCCATTTTTGTTCTTTGAATTTTACATTTCCGCTTAATAGCTTTTTCTCTTTAAACTTATTTAAGTCAAATTTAGACTTAAGTTCTTTAGAGACCGCTTCCATTAACGAAGATTCTTCGTTTGTTTTTTTAGCCATTTTAATTTATTTTAGAAAGGTGAATTATCCTCTTCTTCTTCAAACAACGCATCGAATTTATCTGCTTTAGATGCTTTCGCTGGTGTTTTTAAAGTGTAATTTGATTCCTTTTTAGGAGCTTTTTTAGGTGTTTCTTCATCATCCTTCCAAGGTAAATCATTTGGTGTTGTTTTTACTTCTACTTCTTCTTCTACTTCAACAGCGTCTTCTGGATTTAAGAAGTTTTGTAAAATTTCTTTCAACTTGTCAAAGTCAGTTTTACGTTGAAGTTCTAAGATGTCTGGTTGTTCAGACAACCACATTTTGATAACTTCTTTGTCGTCGCCTAATTTTGACGTTTTTGGTTTAACACGAATTGATGATTTTAAACCTTGACGACCACCAATGTCTCCTGTTACTGTTTCTAATGTGAAGTCTCTTCCTTCATTAATGTCAGTAAAGTCACCATAGTCTTCATCATCAGCAATGCCTAACAATTGCATGTAAATTTCTTTACCAAATTCCCACAAACGAACGCCTTTGTCTTCTTCACCTCTAACGATGACAGGAGCAAATACTCTCATTTTTGGTTCTAATTTTTTAGAAAGTTTCCAATTTTCTTTGTCAGATGTTTGACGCAGTTGTTTTGTGAATTCTACAATTGGATCTTTTTCACCCCAATTTGTTAATGCGTAAATTGGAAATTTTGAAAGTCCGTAGTGTACAAATACTTCCTGAAATGGGTTTTTCTTGTCTAGAATAGACGGTACTATTCTGATTGTAAATTTGCCTTCTGACTTAGGCTTCCATAGTGACTTTGAGTAGTCAACTTTTTCCTTGCTTTTTCCTTGCGACTGTAGCGCAGTAAGCTTACTTTTGATTGAATTTAAATCCATCTTTGTTTTTATTTATTGATTATTAATTTACTTAAATATACTACTTTTTTTATTGTAGGCCAAATTAGCTTTTAAAGCTTTGAACATGCCTTTCTTTTTGTAGTGTTGAACTAGTATTACGAATCTGTTTATTATAAATATTAAAGATCTACAATTTTAGTATTTTCCTTATATCTACTCCTTTACTTTTTAAGTACTTAAAATATTTGTTTTCATCAATCAATTCATCCTCCGCATTCCAAACTGTTGATTCATGTGTGTAAAATTTTTTACCTTTATCATCATTTGTATAGTAAGTTTCATAAGAAAGTGCTACTTTATATAAAGGATCTGATTGTGTTTTAGATTTATCTATTATAAAAGTTATAGGATTGAAATCAGTATATTGTTCAAATCTTTCTGGACCTTCTTCTTTATCAGTGGTACACCATTTTGTTCCTGCTCCATAATAACAATTAGCTTCATATGTTTTAGGTTGAATAATTAAGAAATCACTATTATCTAATATCTTTACAACATCTGACTTAATTTGTTTTTCAGTGTCTGTTTTAGACATTGTTTTTAACTTTTTTAAGTCTTCAATAGTTTTTAAATTACCTGCTTCTATTTGTTTTTTTAAATCATGATATTTGATACCTTGTGTGTCTAATGCATTCATCAATGAGTTAAACTCATTTTTATCTTTAACATTTAATTTAACAGCAACATAATCTAAGTGAGATTTGTTGTATTCTAACAATATTACTTCATTCAATAAATCAATTAATTTAATCATGATTATAAATATTAAAGATCTACAATCTTGTAAATTTTTGTGTTCAGTTGTTTTACTTCTCCTTGTTGAGTTAATAGAACACAGTTTTTATAATTCTGCCATTCTATTTTATAGGTTGGATCAATTTCACCATTGTTCAATTTTTTAATCAAATCATTCAATGCATTGATTGTATATAGAGTGTTGCTTTCTTTTTTGCGGTGAACTAATATAGTATTTTCAGGTATTGTGTTAATGTTACCTTGTTCTACATTGTATGTAATAACATATTCATTTGTGCTCTTAATGAAAAGGACAAACATTTTTTTGTACATTATACTGTATGTGGAGGATAATTCATTTATCAGTCCTTCTATTAAATCTTGCTGTGTAAATGTAGCAAATAGTCTGTTGTTCATAAAATCAGTTTCTGTTGTAAAGTCATACTGATTATAAATATCAATTGATGTTTCAAACGCGTTTTTTTCCATAATTATTGTAACAGCGCCATTGCACCATAATTTTTTCCTGTGGTTAGTTTAACTTTTAACTTATACTTTTCAAATGTTTGTTTAATGTCTTCTAGTATATTTTCTTCTTCACTGTAGTCGAGTAATATTGAATCATAAGTGTACAACACTATTTGTGTCTTTTTGCCCTTCAATATTTTTATGACATCCCATATGATACAAACGTTAGTTGACGTTTCCAAGTTTTGAAGTGTATAATTGAACAGCTTTTGTGGGTTGATGTCTTTTAAGTCAGTGGTAAACTTGTGTCCTGAAATTGGACATTCAACATATCCATTAACTGTAAAGTCACTCCACAGCTTGTTCACATGTTCTTGTATTAGTTGGAAGTATTCAATGTATTGATATTCCTTATACACTCCCCCATATAATTGTCTAAACATTAATGTCTTTGCTTCACTAATGTCTATGCCTGCTTCCTTTGCAAAATATTCATATGGTGATTCACTTCCAAAGTCATAGTTTACTAGTTGAGCTGCTAAAGTTGGATGATAAGAGCTTATGTCTATTTCAATAAAACAGTCATTTTTAGGAATAAATGATTTTCTACTGCCATTGTCTTTAGCTAATGCTGCAAAGTTAATGCCATTAAAACTATTGGAAGGCCGTCTGGTTGTAGTGTACAAATTATACTTGGAATAAACCGTGTTATTGTGTATAAAAAACGCTTCATTGTTGATTTCAAAGTGTTTATCGAATTCATATTTGTCTATTTTTAAACCGTTTCTTTCAATTGAAAAGAATGTAGTTGTTAATTTATTTAAAAACTTGTTGTTGTCTGACTTAACACAGTAATCTTTTACCTTATCATATAATAATTCACATTTTTCATAGTGTTTAACAGCTGGAATAATTGTGTTTATGTTTTGTAAGTCTCCTTGTCTTTGATAAAAGAAATCATGAGCAGAAGTTGACGGTTCAACATAGTCAGGTGTTGTAAAAGATATGTCTACTAAGTTATTTAACGGAAAAAAGTATATAAATGTTTTTCTGTCTCTAACATATATT